GCACGGAAACCACGGCTTCAAAGCCAGCCATTTGGCCCGCCTGCAGGTCCTCCATGACCTCGGCCACAGCCTGCTTGATGGTATCCAGCGGGGCTTCCACGTTGGTGCCGTGGCTCTGATCGCCCAGCACGGCGAGGAACTCCCGGTTCGCCGGGATGACCGCGCCCTGCGCGAGATAAGGAATCTGCGGGGCAGTCAGGGTGCTGATGTTAAACCCAACATGCCCGCCGCCGAACAATTCCGGCAGGTCGAACGACAACCCGTTCAGCGCGTTGATGACCGCATTGATGCCGGTCACAACGGCGGAGATCATCCGGTTGATGAAGCCGATGATGCCATTGACGGCGGTCTTGATGGTACTGGTGATGCCGTTCCAGATGTCAGAAATCGTCTGCCCAAGGGAATTGAATGTCTCAGTAGTTTTAGCGCGGATGTTATCCCATGCGTCTACAAAATTCTGCTTGAGGTCACGCAGCCAGCCGGTGATGTTCTCCCACTTGCTGGCCAGACCGTCCAGAAGTCCCTGCGAGATGTAGGAACCCCAGGATTTGGCTTCGGTGCTGGGGGAGTGGATGCCGAATGCTTCGCAAATACCGTTTTTGAACGGCGTGAAAATGTGATCATAGATCCACTGCCCGATACCGTTCCAGAGCGCTTCCATGCCGTTGATAAAACCATCGGACAGGTACTTGGCAACGTCGTCACCGTATCCGGCAACCGCTGCCTGGGTCTGGACGTCATCAAACCATTGCTTTACACCCTGAATAAAATCACCGACAAGATGCCCAGCAAGGGCTGAAAGCCCATCTGCCAGCCCCGTGACGGCGGCGGACAGCAAATCCAGAATCGCCTGTGCAAGTTCTGCATAGTCGATATTGGTAATGCATTCGGCAATCGTGCTGCCAATCTGCTGCCAATCCAGCCCATCGATCCAGTGTGCCAGAGCTTCCAGCAGCCCCGCCGCACCGGATACAAGGTCTGCGGCAGCCTGGGGCCAGTCAATATTATTGATGGCGGCCATGGTAGCACGGGCGAAGGCGTCCCCTAATGCCCCAAAGTCAAAGGTCTGAATGAAACCGTGCAGCGTCTCGGAGAGGATCTTCCACTTGGCAATCATCAAGCGGCCAAGGGCTTCCCAGTCCAGTTCTTCCACGCACTGGTTCATCCCATTTCCGATGCCATTGCCCAGGGTGTCCCAGTGGATACTTTGTACCAGGGTGTCTGCAAAGATCAGTGCCGTGTTAAGCCCCTGTGCCAAGGTAGAACCAACCAGCCGCCAGTCCAGCCGGGCGATAAAGCCGTTGAGGGTATCCGCAATGTTTGCGGCCCAGGTCTGGGCCTTGTCCTGGATATCCGGCCAGGGGATCGCCGCCATGGCTTCATTCAGCTTTTGGGCAATGAGCTGCCCGACCTGATTCCATTCGCCTGCCTTGATGGCAGCCAGCACGGAATCCAGGAACGGGCTTTTCGCGTCAAAGTTATAGTTGGGGGTGATACTGCTGGCGCCCGAACCGCCGCCGCTGCTCCCTGTCTTGGCATCTAACCGTTCGATTTCATCAAACCCGGCCAGGCTCTTTGCAGCATCTTTCGCTGCCTTGGATGTTCCACTCATGCCCTTAGCCGCGGCCTTGGCGGAGGATACCGTCTTGCCGGTCAGGAACGCCACCAGCTTGGCCAAATACGCGAACACAGTTGCTGCCGCATTTGCCAGCGCGGTCAGGGCGGGGGTCAGAATTTGAATCAAAGGCGCTGCAGCAGTAGCCGCAGCACCTTGCAGGTTGCCCAGGGCCTGACGCAGGGATGCGCTGGAAAGCAGGGCAGTGCCCATGTAGCTGGTCATCTGGCGCAGACCCGCACTGACGAGATTGAATATCAGGGCGCCCGATACGAGGCTCATCAGGCGGTTGCGGAATCGGGCGAGGACCTTCGTGCTCCGTGTCAGCCGGTTACGCACGCTCTGCACGGCGCGCTGAATTGCACCGAAAGCTTTCGTACCAAGGCTGCCAACCGAGCGAAGAGCATTGCTGAGCATGCCCGAGAGCGTGCTACCCAGTTTTTTCGCGCTTCTCTGTGCGCCGCCGACCTCTTTATCGAGTGACCCCGCGCCGGGATTTTTTGCAGGCGTACTCTGTGAGCCCGATGCGGGGCGCTGCGAGCTGTCTTTGTCTTGCGCTGCGAGCGCTTTCTTGGTTTCAGCTACAATGCGTTCTGCGTGCTGTGTGGCTGTCTCCTCGGTGTCTCCGTAGAGCTTGCGCTGGCGCTCCTCGATCTTAGCAAAGGATGATTCGATGGCGGCTGCCTGCTTATTGAAGTAGGCTTGCATCTCGTCGTCCCCGGAAATGTGCTGGATCAGGTCTTTCTGGCGTTTCACCGCCTGATTTTCTTGCTCCAGCTGCGCTGTTAGGGCATCATGTTGCTGTTGCAACGCCTGGACAGCGCCGTCCTGTGCTTGATAAGCGGTGGCAGTTTCATCCAGAATGGATTCTTGTTTGCTTAACGAGGCGAGGAGTTCACTTTGCTGTTTCATCAGCTTCGTCTCACCCTGCATACGAGCTTTCAAGACTTTCTGTACCCCTGCATCGTTCATACTGGGGTAATCACTTTTGATGCTTTGCAGGTGTGCCTGTTCAGCGGCATCAATCTGACGATTTACCTTGTCAAGCTCAGCTGCGGTCTCTGCGGCTTTCTGCCGGGCACCCTCTAGCTGTTCTTGGAGTTTGCTGCGTCCGCTCCGGGCGGTGGTTATCTGCTTGCCCAGGTCTTTGATTTGAGATGCTGTGCTCTTTACGCTGGCTTCCAGCGATTTAAGGTCGGCCTCGGCCCCCTTTTTATTGATTCGAGCGTCGATGACGATCTTATTCTCGGCCACGGCTTCACCCCCCTAAAAGTGCGAGCAATCTTTGTTTCTCGGCTTTGTCCTCTGCGCTTTCCGGCGTTCGGAGTTTTATCAATTTTTCGTTTTCTCTGGCAAATTCCAACTCGGATTTCTCCAGCTTTTTTCCCTTTGCGCGCTTGTTCCGAATGTTCACCACTTGGGCAAATAGTCCATCCCCAATGCCCTGAAAAGCGCCTAAAAATTCCCACCAGTGCAGATACTCGCACCTCCGGCAGCTGTACCCGAGCACCTTATCCACGGCTGGCGCGATCAGCCCTGCATCCTGTTCCCAGTCCACCAAGCGAGGGGCATGCTTTGCGGAGGATTCTTCCCGGCCCGCGTTGATAAAAGCAAACGCCGCCCGGAGCGCCGCATTGGCGTCGGGCAGCGCTTGCCAGTCTGGGTACATGATTTCGAGGCAGGCGAGGTACTGCTCCTGCTGGGATAGTTCGGGATCTGCCAGTGCGGCCAGGGCATCGAGCACAGCCCTGAAATCAGAGCGGATTGCGAACGTCTGCCCGCACACGTCTACGGTGGTGGGAAGTTCCCACGCGCTCACGCCTTCTGGCCAGGGGCGAGGCCCTTGGTCTTATCAGCGTAGGCGGCAGTACGCGTCTGCACGTGTTTCTGGCTGGCCTTGATGGCATCTTCTACTGCGTCCTGGATAAGGGGGACAATTGCCTGTAGGACTTTTTCGAAGACCATTGTGCCATCAGGCAGCAGGGCCAGCGCCGAGATGCCTTTGAAGAATACGTCAGAAGCTTTGCTGCCGAAGATGTAGTCCACCTGCGCCTTGATGGCCTGGTCGGCGTCCACAACGTCGGAGATCTGCGCGTCGTCAGTCAGGCCATCGGCCAATTTCTGGATTGCGTTGCCCGCCTCTTCCAGTCGTGCCACGATACCTACATCGGCGGGATTGATATAAATCGTCCCCAACGGTGTACCGTCTGCATCAGTCACCTCGTAGCTCTTCAAGCCTCTGTCAATTTTCAGTTCCATGCTGCGCCTCCTTTGGGCTTATCACTCCGCGGGAGTGAAAGCCTTGGTCGAAGTGTTAAACGTACCCTTGGTTTTTACGCCGGTATAATGCACATTAAAGGGGATCTGGTAGCCAGTGGTATCGCCGCCATAGCTGGATACCTCGACGTAGCATTCCTCACGTACAGCAGGGAAGGTACCGGACGTCCCACTTTCCCAGAGCTTGACCTCCACGATGTCGGTTTTCAGGTCATCCAGCACCAGGTCGCCGTCGATGATGGCCTGCAGCTTTTCAAACAGGGGATCGCCCTTTTCGGCGTAGTAGGGGCTTACCTCGCCCTGTTTCTGGTAGCTGTCAATGGTGATAGAGGTCTGACCCAGGATGTTGTTCTTCTTTTCCACGTTGGCAGAGAGCTCAGGACTGTACTCCTCAAGGTCCGCGCCCAGGCGAACGTAGCTGGCCTCGCCCTCGCTGTCCTTAGCAAAGTGGGCGTTCAGGTAGTGGGCCATGTATTTGCGTTCCAGTTTCATGCTTCCAACTCCTTCGTATGGATCGTGATTTGGATCTGGTATCGTGCTGCGTTGGCATCAGCACTAGTTAAAATACCAGCGTTGCTGGCTTCGATTTTTTCCACTTCATAACCAGCAATCTGTGGATAATTGTGCGCACGCTCTGCACCCCGGAGCCAGTTGGCCAGGTTAGCGAAAAAATCCGCCGCAGCAATGTTGCCCTTGAGGGCGGCACCATAGGGGAGCTGCGCCACAAATGTGAGCTTGTAGATGGCGTGGTCAATGCCCAGAATATCCTCCCGGTGGGTTTCGCCCGCCGTGCAAAGGGTGTATTCTGTGGCCTGGCTACCCAGGTAGTTGGCATTGAACCGATCGGTCTTATCAATCAGTGGGCAATGTGCCCGCAGCCACGCTCTGGTGGCGTCAAGTGCGTTCATTCTGCGTGTCCTCCCGCGATCTGTGCGGCACCCCGGATGATTTCATCCCCGTGGTCAGCCCAGCTGCGCTGCGCCCAGTAAGCCCCGCGCATGGGGGCACCGTTGAAGTTCCATTCCGGGTGGGACCAGATGGGCCGAATGTATGGCGTTGCATACACAATTTTGCCGGAACCGATAACGCTGTTTGTGATGGCGCTGTCCTTTGCGGCACCGGTGCGGAATGGTACATAGGGGTCCGTCACCCGGATGAAAGAGGAGTCTACAAACTTTTGTGCCGGGCTCATTGGCCCCAGCCGGCGCTGAATTTCCGGATCCAGCCCGGAGAGATCGATCTCGACGTCAAAATCAACGTGCATCAGTGCGCCTCTACATACCAGTGCGGATTGCGCCTCTGGCCGCGGTTGTCGTGGACAGCCAGCACGGTCAGCTGGGTGCCCGCGTAGGTGATGTGGTCGCCAGGGCGCAGCGTCCACGCTGGGGCGGCAGGCACGCTTTCCTGGGTGCTCCACTGTGCAGGGGTGATGAACGTGTCGTCAACGACAACGCCCGATTCTGGGGCCTCTGGGCGGGCCGACGTGCTGTGCCTGCAAAAGATGCGAATCTGCGTCACCGAAGCAGCACTCAAGCCATCCGCATTTGCCGCTGCAATGGTCTTGGCATGTACGCTTACCCCGGATAACAGGGTAGTGACCTCTGTCTCCTCGTCTGTTTCGTTATTGCAAAACAAGCAGGACAAAAGCACAGACTTATCTGCAAGCAAGGGCATGTGTGTACCTCCAAAAGTCAGCGTCTCGCGCGGGGATGGTAGACTGCACCGGCAAGGAGCATCCAGTTGGCGCCCGGAGCACCGAGAGTCTGCCGGATAATCTGCGCGCATCGGGTAACGTATTCCTTGCGAGTGTCCGAAGCGGCGGCGTAGCTTTCACTGTAGCCATCATTGCTGGAGCTGGTAACGGCCCCACTGCCGGAGCTTTCTTCTACCTGCGCCTGCTTGGTGGCCTCGCTGATCAGCAGTGCTTCGCAGTCCAGCAGGTACTTGATGCTTACGGTGTCTGCCGCAATGGCTGCCCGCCAGTGCGTGGCTTCCATGATCTGCAGCGTAGCCTGCGCTGCTGCGCGCGGAAAGTCGGATTCTGCAATGTCTGCGTATCCGTAAGCGCAATAGTCTACATAAGTCAGCCAGCTGTCCACCATGGTGCTTCTCCTGTCTGTTAAGCGCCCAGCTTGTCGGCGCGGATTTCGATCTTGCCGATACGCACGTTCTGGTGCTCGAAGCGCAGCGCCCAGTTGGCCTTGGCGGTGAATTCAGCGTCGGTCGGGGTCTCACCGGAGATGTTATCGGCCAGGAAAGACACGCCGTTCGGGTGCAGAATCCAGCTGCGGGTGTTGTACAGAATGTCGGTACCGCCGCCCAGCTCCGGGTTGTAGTCGGTGTAATCCGGGGTGGTGACGGCAGGGGTGGCCTCCAGGAAGCAGCCCTGACCGAACAGGTAGCAATCGTAGATGGTAACTTTCTTCTTAGGCTCGGAGGCACCCTCTTCGATCACATGGCTGGTGCCACGGTCATTCACGATGACGATCAAGCCGTTGATGGTCGGCAGTTCCACTTCGCGCTGGAGCACGTTGGTAATGGTGTACTTGTTGTAGTCCACCAGGCCCATTTTCTGGTACTCAGCAAAAATCTTGGAGTGCATGACGAACAAGCCAAACTTGCGGGCAAACTCGCCCAGCGCTGCCTGCTGGCCGTCGATCAGCAGGCCAGAAGTTACGCCACCGGGGGCAGTCATGACGTGGGATGCCAGGCCGCCCAGCTGCAAGACGGCGTCTGCGGTCTTGACCAGCAGGCCCTGGCGGTACACACGCCAGTACTGGGCGGTGTGACGGGCTACAGCCTGCATGGGGTTAGCACCGGTCAGTTCGCGTACCAGCTGGTTGGCCTTCCAGGCTTTCATGCGATCCATACGGATGAAAGACTGCTTGCCGCCGGAGATCTCGACGGGGGTGTTGTTGGTGGTACCGTTGCGGACCAGAGGTGCGTCGGTGTCCGGATCCAGCGGGTTGTAGAAACGAGTGGTGCCCACCGTGCCGCCGTTATCCAGCAAGGTGGTCATGTTGGTGTCGGATGCCAGGATACCGGAAGCGATGATGCTGTCGGTGAACACGGGTTCCTGGTCCACAAAAGAGCCATAGACTTCCGGGTCAAACGGGAAGCCGCCAAAAGTGCCAGTAGGCATAGGTTATCCTCCTCAGTAAATGGTGTGTGCAGCTGCTCGGCTCTTGGCCCACAAATCGGCAAAGAGCGCGGGGTTCTTGGCTTTGAGTTCCATGCGTGCCATGTAGTCCATCATTGCAAACTCTTTGGTTGTGGGGTCGCTGCCAGATGCAGCCTTGGTGTTGTTGGGTTTGGGCACGACAACCTTGCGGGAAGTCTGCCCGTCGTCCTGCGGTTCTTCGGGAGCCTTGGCGAACCAGTGCGGCTTGGTCTGAGTTTTCAGCTTGTCCACGGCTGCGCGGATGTCGGCATCCAGATTGGAGCTGCCGCGCAGTGCCGTGTCCTGAGACAGCAGGTTGATTACATCATCCGCATCGATCGCCCCCGCATCCTGCGCAGCGTTCCGGGCAAAATCGCGGAAGCGGTAATCTGCGGCCTGCTCAGCAAGCTGGGTCTGCAGCTGCTGGACCTGCTGGAGTGCGGATGCCAGGTCAGACGGTTTCTGCGTACCGAATGCGGCCAGGCCCTGCTGGGCGGCGTTCAGCTGCTGCTGGAGGGCCTCCTCGCGGCTGTGTGCGGCTGCGCTGTCCCTGCCTGCCAATGTCATGACGGCGTCTACCTGGGCTTCGCTCAAGCCCTCGATTGCTCTCAGATCTTCACGTTTCATAGGTTCCTCCCTTTGGGCTACGGCATGTTTTCCGTCCTGCCACGACGACGCCCAACCCGCCCGATTCCGCTCGGCGTCAGCGATCTTGAGATTATCGTACCATGGTTTCCGGAGGAAAATGTGACAACTTTTTTCCATGCTGTGCGTCAACCGTGTCAACCATGGCAACCGATTTCCTATAAGACCCTTACGCGTGGGTATACGTGGGCGTATCCCTTATTTATTTATTATTTATATTTTATAGTAATATTTGGTTGACATTAGTTGACAAGGGTATATTAGAACGATAACTCGTGATTTACGCGTCAACCGTGTGCGTCAACCGCGTCAACCATGGCAACCAAAAACCAAAGCCCCCGGAAGCTCAAAAACTTCCAGGGGCTTTGGTCATTTAGTGAATGGTTTTCCGTGCTCTTCCAGGTAGGCGTCCATGGCTTTTTTCAGCACTCCGCTTACGGTGTCACCGTTTTCGGCAACCACCTGTTTGGCGTGGGCGGCATAGTCTCGGTGGACCTTGCAGCCCAGAACACAGCGGTTTGCTTTTTCCCAGTCATTGCGCCATTTCTTTTGTTTTTCGGTCAGTGGCATTGTCTCACCTCCTAATCGGTATTATACCACGGTACTGCTATGGTTCAACCGTACTAAATTACACAAGGATTTCGTGTACACCTTGTGCAGTTTAGCGTCTTGCAAAGTCAGGCAACCAGAGCTAACATACACACGATCCAAGAAAAAATGACGGAGGTAAACGAAAAATGAACGAAATCCTGAATCAGAAGTTCGGCGTTGAGGTTGAAATGTACAATATCACCCGCGCTCAGGCCGCGGTCGTAGTCAAGAAAACCCTGGAAGCCTGGATGCACGAGGACTACGCTATTGATGGCCCGGGCGTCCACCTGGACGAGCGCAGAATCCACCCGGATGGCTGCTGGCGCACTGCGGAGGTCTGGAAAATCGAATCGGATAGCTCCATCCAGGCTCGCAATGCATGGGAACGCACGGAACTGGTCAGCCCGGTTCTTACCTGGGAGCAGATGCCTTTGCTGCAGCAGATCATCCGCAACCTGCGTGCAGCAGGCGCAAGGAGCGACCCAGCGCATCAGTGCGGGGTGCATGTTCATGTTGATGGGGCAGGGCATACTGCCAGGAGCCTGCTGAACCTGACCAATATCATGGCCAGCCATGAGCAGCTGCTGATTGGTTCCATCGGCATTGCACCTGCTCGGATGCGCTGGTGCCAGACGGTAGATCAGAACTTTCTGCTGGCGGTCAATGCTCGCGCGCCTCAAAGTCTGCATGACCTGGAGGTAATCTGGTATTCGACGCAGACGGGCTATGCTCACAATGTGGGGCACTACGACCAGACCCGTTATCATATGCTGAACCTGCACAGCTTCTTTGAGGGCAAAGGCGTGGAGTTCCGGCTGTTCCAGTTCGATAACTTCAACCCGAACGCTCCGGTGGGCAAAAAAGGCGGCCTGCATGCCGGGCAGCTGAAAGCTTACGTGCAGCTTTGCCTGGCGATGAACTACCGTGCGCTGCATACCCGCGCGGCCAAGTACCAGCCCTTGCAGAGCGATAACCAGCGCTACACCATGCGCTGCTGGCTGCTGCGTCTGGGCTTCATCGGGGATGAATTTGCCACCGCCCGTGGAGTGTTCACGAACCGGCTTCCCGGTGATACCGCATGGCGCAATGGCCGCCCTAGCCAGGCTGCTGTGGCAGCGGTAGCGTAACCCCACAAAACCCAACAAAAGCAAGGGGCTAAGATTGTACACCTTAGTCCCTTGCACTATGGGCACACCAGAGTTAATATACATACGTTCCAAGAAAAACAAACGGAGGTAAATAGAAATGAATGCTCGTTATATGATGTATGTAGATGATGTTTTGCTCGGTGGTTTTGATGACTCCAGGGATTATAGAAAGGCAGCCCGCTATCTGCTTTCTACTCTCCAGAAACCGGTGTTCGTGGTGAACGTGCGTAAAGGGGTGCAGGTCAGATTTAATCTGGACGGAACCTACACCCAAATGTGGCAGGGAGGCGAAACCCTCCCGGCCATTGATTGAGCCGAAACGCCCACCTGGGCGTCCGTCGGGGCCAGCCGCCCGGCGCTGATGATGGCAGGCTGCAATGAAAGGATGGTTTTGAAATGTTAGTTGTTTTTCATGTTGACGAGGAAGGCGTCGTCTCTCGTGACCGGTGCTACCGCGCTATCTATTTCCAGGCGGATAAGCAGCTCCCAGGTAGTGGCCGCAAGGTCCGCCGTGACTTCTGGGCATCCTCGGTGCGCGAGGCCCAGACCCTAGCTCAGGAGTATGTGGATAAAAACCACTGCGCCATGAAGCTGCTGTCTGTCCATGAAAAGACCTCAAAAGGAGGATGCTGAAAATGAAATACTATCTTGCTTATGGTTCTAATCTGAACCTTACCCAGATGTTCCACCGTTGCCCGCACGCCCGCGTCATCGGGCACACGTCCCTGTCTGATATGCGGCTGGTGTTTCGCGGCTCGAAAACCGGCAGCTACCTGACGGTCGAGCCGGACGAAGCTGCCAGTGTTCCCTGCGGGGTGTTCGCCATCCAGGATGATGACGAGCTGGCGCTCGACCACTATGAAGGCTACCCGGTGTTTTACCAGAAGCAAACGCTGCACGTCCCGGAGGTCATGGCTGTCGGCACGAAGGAAGTCGTGCTGCGGGACATCGACGCCATGATCTACACCATGCCCACCGATCACCGTCTGGGGCTTCCCTCTACGTACTACTGGAAGGTCTGCAAGCAGGGCTACCGTGATTTTCACTTTGCCCTGCGCCATCTGGAAAAGGCCCTATTTGACAGCCGTGCGGGGATGGCGTAAGCTGTAACTAGGAGGTGTGTAACTATGGCAGTTTTTGACCGTATCAAGGGCGCACTGTACGGCGTGGCTGTTGGTGATGCACTCGGTGGGCCTCTGGAGTTCATGTCCCGCGAGGCTGTCCACAGGGCTTATCCTGACGGGCTGCGTGACATGGTTGGCGGTGGTTGGCTGAACTTGAAACCCGGCGAAACCACCGACGATACTGCAATGGCCCTTTGCGTGGCGGAAGGAATTGCTGCGGCAGAAACTGCCGCAAAGGATGGCAGCGCAAGCGATGATGAACTCACCCATCAGATTGGGGAGCGCTTCATCGGATGGCTGCGCAGCGATCCGCCGGATGTGGGTGCGACCTGCCGGAGCGCTATCCTCCGTGCAGACCGCAATTTGTCGAAGGGGTTAAAGCCCGCTCAGGCATGGCTGCGGGCGGCAGAATCCCTCGGCCCTAACCAGGAGGGCAACGGAGCCTTGATGCGCTGCGTATACCCCGGGCTGTGGTATCCGGACAGTGAATCCGCCGTCCATGCAGCGAGACTGCAAGCTCACCTGACCCATTCCGGACCGCAGAGCGCGGCTATCTGTGCGTGGTATGCTATGATCATCTGGATGTACACTTGTGGGGCCTTTGAACCGCTGCTATCCGATTGCCCGGTAGCTGCGGATCCCGTGTCCCGCGATTGGTCGCCCTCCGGCTATGTTGTGGATACGATGCGCGCGGTCATCCTGGCGATGCAGGAACCGACTTTTGAGCAAACTCTTGTCACTGCGGTAAATTTTGGTGGCGACGCTGATACCGTGGGGGCCATTGCTGGCGGTCTAGCAGGCGCAAAGTACGGCTTCAAAGCCATTCCTAAGCGATGGGTAGCTGCGCTTGACCCGGCACTGCATGCCGAACTGGACAAGCTGGCCAAGCTGGCCTATAGCAACCGAAAATAACAAACAAGGCCCGGAGCTTTATAGCTCCGGGCCTTTGTGCCGCGTGTAAATCAGTAGTCCCTAAATGGACACTGCTTGCAGATTTCCTGCCAGCCTTGTTTGTGTTTGAAGCACTCCGGGATGGCCGCTTCATTGTTTCCCTGGTTTTCCATGCAATCGACAGGATCTATCCATGTGTCCACGAGGGGGCACTTAACGCGCACCGCGACACCGAATTCGTCGGGCTCATATTCAATATTCCCTAAATAAGCCATTTTGTTCAAGTGCCTCCATTAGTGCTTGTGTACTGGCATCGTATTCGGCTTTGCCATACGCTGTTCGTATTTCTTTCTTTAGCAGGTCTACGTAAGCTACACCGTTTTGGCTGTAGTAACGCTCGAAGCGCCCGTTCCATACCGTAACCGAGATCGCGGCCTGTTGAATGAACTCTTTAGCCTGTGCTTCGCTTATGTGATGCTGCCTCTCCTGATTGACATGGGTGTCGTCAAATGAAAGCTCTGCCAAGTCCAGCTCTTTGGGTGTCAGATGAATCTGTGCTTTTTGTGGCAGATTTCCTGCGGTTCGCAAATTTTCTATCAGTATAGCATTATTTTGTTCGGCCTGCAAGCGCCTTGCCGCCCATACCGCACTGCTGGCTTCGCTGCGCCCGAAGCCGGGCACGGTCTCCCGCAGCTGCTGCTTGTGTCGCCCGGTCTGCTGCAAGAAGTCGTCCAGCCTGCCCCTGGCGGCGGCCAGGCGGCCCGCTGCGGCGCTTTGCAGGTCAGCCTGATTAGTTTCCTTGGCGAGGACGTACTCGCGCTTCCAGCGCCGGATCTGGCGCTCCAGGGCGCGCTGGCGGCGATCGGCCTGCTCCTCGGTCAGCAGCTGACCGTTGTATGGAAACTTTGGGCGGTTGTATTCGTCCAGCATCTCCTGGGTGTATGCAGGCTTGCTGATCCCCGGCCAAAACGGGTGCCAGTTGTGGCGGCAGTTGGCCCCGGCAAAACCGCGCACGTCGCCGTAACCGATATCATCCAGCGTCAGGTAGCCGGGCTGGCCGGAAAGGCTGACCAGTTTGCCCTGCCACCAGCTGTGGTTCGTGAAGTCGGCCTGGCCGTCGCCTGTTCGGGCACCGCCGTGGGCAGTCAGCTCCATGATATCCACGTCCATGCTCTCCGCGTTATGCTGGCTGATATCCATGGCGGTCTGGTTGATGCCAGTGCGCATGGCGCGAAGCACTACGGTCTCTAGCTTATCCGTGTGACCGCTGGGGTAGGTGATCGCATCAACCCCAGAAGCCGCAAGCTCCTTGATGCTCCGGCGGACGACCTGGTCATAGCTGAACGCGCCGCTGGCTACGCTTAGATGCCCCTGATCGAGAAGCCGGCCCAGCTGTTCCTGTACAGCAACCGGTAGGTTATGGTTTCCCATTAGGGCGCGTGTCTGGGTCAGGTTGTACAGCGTATTCATGGTGCGGCGGTATCCGCTCTGCGCCAGCTGCTGGGCCACGGCGCTTGTGCCGATGCCCTCCGGCTCTGGCTGCCCTGCGGCGCGGTAGAAGCGGTTGTCCTGCTCCTCGGCTTCCAGCATGGCTTGGGCGAAAATGGCAGCTACCTGGGGTGCTGCGTCCGCCATGAGCTGCTCCATGCGCTCTGCCAGGTGTTTGCGGCTGGCACCGAGAGCCTGTGCTCGCTCGGCCTGCCACTGGGCCCCCTCGGTCATGTAGTTGGCATTGGCAATTCGGAGTGCTATGTCCAGGAGGATGCCCAGCTCCAGGTCGTCAAACGCTGCCGCGCACCGCTGGGCGTAATCCTCGACCTGCTCTGGCCTCAGCAAGGCTCCACACGGTGCTTGCCGCCCTCGATGGTAATCTTATACCCTAACCAACGTAGAGCGTCGCACGCGCCCTCATAGCGGCTCCAGGCGGTCATGCTGCGGGCAACCCCCGCATTCAGTCGGAGCTCATCGAGCTTTTCCGCTGCTCTTTTTGCCGGAGCTGGATTTTTGGTCGTTTTGGCTGCTGCCATTGGTAAGCACCCCCTGTAAAATGTCGGTCGCCATGGATTCCTGCTGAATGGCGGCAATGGCCTGCTGCGCAGTGGCTTCATCCTCGCCATAGAAATGCTGGCGGTATTCTACCTTGCTGCGCAGGCCGAGCTGGAGCTCTGACTGCCACTGCACCATTTCGGTCTGCCGATCGATGATGATGGAATCGTCCCACTTGAAAGAAATTTCAGGCGCACCTGCTCCGGCAGGCACGGTATCCAGCTGATCTGCCCAGAAGTCAAGGGCGGCAATCAACCCACGCAGTGCGTCCTCCAGCGCGGCCTGAATATCACTGACGGTCGCGTACAGCTTTTGGCGGCTGCTGATGATTTCGGTTGCGGTCTTTTCGGTCTCGGCGACTTGGGAGAGAACGCCGAAGCTCAAGCCGCATTTACTCTCAACATGCCGCAGATACTGGTTCAGGCCACTCAGATAGTTGCCATCGCGCAGGCTGGGGGCGAAAATCTGGTAAAAGGTTCCGCCGTCTGCAATGCCCGTGTTGATGTTCATGCCGCGGAACAAACGCTGGGCATGTTCCGGAGCGCGTTTGTTGAGCGCCTGGGCGGGAACGCCAAAGCGGCGCAGGCTTTCTTCGTCGGAGATAGGGGCACCGTTTTCGCCGATGGGGACGAGGTAGTTTTCATCAACGTCTACACCAAGTTCGCCGCCCTCGTATTCCCAATCCAGGCGAGTGAACTGGACGTCGGCATCGATAATCTCCGGGATGCCTGGCGCAAAAATGGCCGCGCCCAGCTCATTGTTGGGATCCACTGTATTGACAATGGGTGTGACGAAATAACCGCAGGGCACTTTATCCAGCCCGGGCAGGTAGGCGATGGGTTCTACGTCTTTCCACTCTGGACGGGCATCCAGCCCGATGGCGGTGCCCAGCTCGTTGTGGGTGCTTCCCATAAAAGCCAGGTTGATAACCTGTACACAGGGGTATTCTGCCGCAGCCGCAACGTCGCGGGCTTCCAGGATGTCGCGCTCCTTGTCGTGGTAGTCCTCCGGGCCGAGCAGGACGTGCATCCACTCCAGGCGGTTGTACACGTTCTTGCTATCCTGAATGCGGTTGACGAATACCACTTCCGTCAGCTCGCCGTCGGTGTTGGTGCTGATCGGGTAGATGCTGTCGGCACTTACAAAGCTCACCCCGATGTCGTTTCCGGCCTGGTAGGGCTTCCAGGCGCCGCTGCCCAGGGCCAGGGCCACGGACAGGATTCTGCGCCTGCGGGGGCTCATGACCTTTTGCATTTTGCGGTTGATCCAGTCCGCGCGCTGGCTGCCCTGGACGTTGATTTCCAGCTCCAGCGTGGTAAGCCGGGCAAGCTCTGTACAGATTGCAGCAGGCAGGCCCAGGGCTTTGGTATCCGGGTTCCGGTCGCAGGCTTCTCCCTTGATGGCCACGCGGTACCAGTTCTCGATGGCGGCCTGCTGCTTGTCGGTCATGAGGGTCTGCACGCCGAGCTCTTGTTCAATCTGGTTAAAGTCAATCATGCGTTTCGCACTCCTCGTTTCTGCCATATCGGTTCCATGGCGTAGCGTACCATGTCGATGCTGTGGTTGTCCGCGTCGATGTAGGTGTTTTGGACTTCCTGGGTTTTCTTATCGATGGGATACTCGTACTCGCTGAATTCCCGCGCGGTATGCGGGCAGCGCACGGGGTCAATGACAATTTTGGCGCGGCTTTGCAGCCATTTCATGCCGTCCGTTACGCTGGTACCGCCATGGGCGCTGTACTTATGGCAGCCGCGCAGACCGCGAAAGCCCAGGTCCCGCAGGGTTGCAATGCTTTTGTTGCCTGCGCTGTCAGCAATGATTTCCTTGTTCTTCCACGGTTCCAGAACGCGGGCCAGGTCTTCATCCTTTTCGCGGGTGGCGCGGTGCTCGGCAAAAATGTACAGGGTCCGCTTGGGGCTGTTGTAGGCCATCTCGCCGAAGTGGTTCGGGTCCGGGTACCAGCCCCAGTCCAGGCCGCAGTAGGTCCGGTCAAACTGCGAGATTTCCTCGCGCGAAATTTCCCGGATTTCCAGGTTATCAAATACCTGTGTGCCGCACCCCACCACCTCGCCCAGGTATTCATGCGCGTAGGCGATGGGGTCCCGCTGTTTTAGGACCTCGGCTTCGTCAAAGAACTTCGGACCCAGCCAGTCTGCGGGGGTGGTTAGGTAGGTGGTATGATGCCGGAACTGCCGGGGCTTGGGCTCCCGCTTGTAGCGGTTGACCCAATGGCGGGCCATAGCAGGGGAGTTGAAGGTCTTGAAGGCAAAGGCGAAGGGGCCGCCGCGGAATACAGACTGTTCGACGTTTCGGATTTCTTCCTCTCCGTCGTACTGGTCGAATTCCTCAAAGTGGGCCACGCCAAAGTAGCCAAACGGTGCGGCCAGGGATTTCAGCTTGCCGGGGTCGTCCAGGCCGTAGAACTGGATGGTCTGCCCGGTGGGCAGGTACTCCAGGGTGTAGGGCTTCTTGGTCTGCTTCCAGAGGTGGCGGATGCCCATGCGGTCAATGACGCGGTTGTATTCCGGCCAGACGGAGGTCACGATGGTGTTGGCAACCTTACGCAGGACGATGCCGTGGATGTCCGGCACCCGCATAATGAGCAGGATGTGCTCGGTTGCGGCAAAGGTGGACTTGAGCGAACCACGCCCGCCGTCGCCTAGGTACTCGGTGTAATTGCCACTCCATACCGCGGTGTGGGCAGCGTAGTACTCAGGAATGATCAGGCTGGTCAGCCGTACCTCCGGATTGCTGCTGATCGGCAGTGTCCGGCGGTTTCGTTGCTGGTATGTCATCGATGAATACCACCTTTCCGCTCATGCCCCGCAGCTCTGGGTGCTCACTCCAGCGATCAGGGCACTTATTTTTGAGATAAAAACAGATCGCGCCCAGGTCGCCCTTGGATGCTTTCTGAAAAAGCGCGTTCTCCACGATGGCGATGGAGGCTTCCCGACCATTGTTGAACGCAACCCCGATGGTAGCCGGGTACTTGGCAATCCAGCGCCGCAGGGTTCGTGGGGCGATGGGCACGCCGCGCAGACGTTCCATATTGGTGCAGATTTCTTCCTGCGATAACCCCTGCTGCGCCCAGCTCTGGAGGAGCAGAAGGCCCGTGGGGTCAGTCCAGTCCTCGGCCTTTGGGCGTTTTTTCGGCAATGCTCACACCTCCTCCGTAGCGGCGTTCTGTGGGGTCTTAGTGTTTCTGTGGGTAACTTGTCGCATCAGTTCAGTTTGACCGCCTCACGGCCCGTGAACTGCTGCCAGCGGTCGATGATGACGTCGGCGTACTGCGGGTCAAACTCCATCGTAAAGCAGCGGCGGTTCATCTGCTCGCAGGCGATCAGCGTGCTGCCACTGCCGCCGAACAAGTCCAGAACGATTTGTCCAGGCTTGGAGCTGTTCTTGATGAGGTGGCCGACCAGGGGCACCGGCTTCATGGTGGGGTGCTCTTTGTTGGCGGCGGGCTTGTCGTAGCGCAGCACGGTCGTCTGCTCCTTTTGCAGGTATTCCTGCACACGTGTGGCCCATGCCAGCAGATCCTCTTTCTTCATCTTCTTGAGGTCCTCCGGCTTGGCGTCATCAATGACAGTGGTGTTGGTGCGGTCGTTGATGAAGTAATGGCCTGCACCCGGCTTCCAGCCATACAGGCAGGGTTCGTGCTGGTACTGGTAGTCGGCGCGGCCCAGCACCAGGCTGTTCTTGACCCAGATCAGGCAGCCGTGCAGCTCCCAGCCTGCCTCCCGGAACATGGCACGGAAGGCTTCGCCCTCGGTGTCTGCGTGGAAGATGTACGCGGCTGCGCCGGTGCGGCAGGCATCGTAAGCGCAGCAATATGCCTGGAGCAGAAATTGCCGGAACTGGCTTTCGTCCATACTGTCGTTCTGGATTTTCTTGCCGTTGCTGCCCTCGTAGTCCACGTTGTAGGGCGGGTCGGTGACCAGCAGATCCGCCTGTTCGCTGCCCATGAGCGCGTTGACGTACCGAGGGTCGGTGCTGTCGCCGACCATCAGGCGGTGGTTGCCCAGCTGCCAGATGTCGCCAACGCGGCAGGTGGGCTCCTCCGGCAGCTCCATGTCGTAGTCGTCATCCTCGGCGTCACCGTCCACCTGCTGTACAGCAACGTTCAGGCCAAAATCGGCGAAGTCATAGTCCAGGCCCTGGATTTCTGCGTTCAGCAGGGGAATGTCCCAGACCGCTACCTCACCGGTGGAATTGTCGGCCACGCGGTATGCCTTGACCTGGTCAGGGGTAAGGTTGGCCGCCACCACGACCGGAACCTCTTTCAGCTTGAGCATCTTGGCGGCCTTGTAGCGGGTGTGCCCGACGATGATCACGCCGTCCTTGTCCACTACGATAGGCTGCTGAAAGCCAAATTCTTTGATGCTGTTGGCTACCGGCTTGACTGCCGCGGTGTTGTTGCGCGGGTTGTTCTTGTAGGGGTGTACGTCACCAATTTTCCAGGTTTGAACTTCCATGTTTTGTCCTCCGCTTATAGGTTCTCCCTCTATCGTACCATGGTTTCAAGCACTTAATGTCTTCTATGTGAAAAGATTTTAAAGAAAAAATGCACATCCTACGCAGATAACATGACAATTTCATGCAAAGCGAAAGGGGACACCATGAAAATCGAATACACAAAAGTGGGAGACTGTTATTTACCGAATCTTTACTA